CATTATCTGGACCATTCACTCCAGAGATGAGCACTTTAATAGAAGGGGGTGGGGATACTATATACGTTAATTTTTATACTAATTTTGATGGAAGCACTGGAGGTACGTATTTAAATTTTGGTACAGCTATTCCTCCAATTAATGGTAATCACACTATAGGTGCATTATTAAATGCTCTTAACACTAGACTAGGTAGTATGGGTCATGTAGTGTTAGAAGATGGTGTATTCTATTTAACTAAGTCTGGTATAGTTGGTGAGATAGTTGAAGCATATATAGGTGCAGGTACTTGGTGTTAAAATAATTCCTATGAAATATATAACAAGGCCCTTAGAGAAATCTGAGGGTTTTGTGTTTTGTAAACATAGTGTTGATAAGTTATAATCTTTAGAATAATATAATAAATTAAATTTGGCAAGTTTAAACATTTAAAGTATATTATATTATGAAACCAACCATTAAACATCTCACCACTGACGAAGGAGAAGAGCTCCTATCCCATTATAGAATATCCACAAACAAGTATGGTCAAGAAGTAGTAGTCCCTGTTGTAGACGTTAGAGATGGTTGGACCTATAGAGCTATGGCTATGCAGATGGAAAAGTCAACCAACCGTTCTAAATACATTAACTATACAGAATACCATAGATCTCGTAAAACCCCTAAACAACATATATAATATGATACACGAATGTAAAGTACAATGCCACAGTATGAACATTAAAGACATGGACGCTTTGGGCATAGAAGATAATGGTAAATGGTTACCATTTATATTTGACATGGATATGGTGGAGGCAGCCAAGCTTAGTTCAGATGAGCTAGACTCCCCAACATACAACTGCACCACTATATTTACTAGAGGGGGTGATACGTATATTATAGATACGGATCCTCAGGAGTTCTTTAAGAAGTTTACACAGTGGAACAACTTTAGTATTTTAGATAGAGAAGATGACATCTCTGATGAAAATGATTTAGAATTATAAACCAATAAAACCAATAATTATGTCAGAACAAACGACAGCTCAAGAACCAGTTCAAACACCACCGTCTAAAGAAGAGGTGATTAAGTTTTTACAAGAACAGATTGAAGTTAAAACAGTGCAGCTAGTACTTCAGGAGATTAACACTAAGCTAGCTACGTACAGAGCAGATGAGCTTAAGGCTCTTAGCTTTATAGCTCAGATTACTAATCCCCAGCCGCCAGCTAATGCTCAGCCTCATGTTATTACACAGGAAGACATGGATGCCAATCCTGAAATAGCTGAACAAGGGTTTAAGGTGGGTGACGAAGTGTTAGTAGAAAAAACAGAAGCTCCTAAAGCAAGGGGTTTAAAAAAAGATAAATAATGGCTTTAGTAAACCAAATAGATAAACGTGTCAAAATGGATAGGTTTGATATTGTAAAGTATCAGATACTAACACACTGTTATCTAAACAAGATATCCGTAAGTGAGGCAGATTTAAACTGTCTCACTTATTTGGCTTTAGAGGGAGACCAAGAACTAACTGCTTTTTGTAGTAAGGCTCATGGCCAACATATATTTAGTTCTATACAGAGTGTGCGTAACTGTCTCACTAAAGCTGAGAAGAAACATCTTATAAAAAAGGAAGGAAAGAACCGTAAGAAGATATTCATCCATCCAGATTTAAAAGTGTTCTCTAAGGGGAACATTTTTTTAGATTATAAATTTTTAAGCATTGCGACCCAGGAAGTCTAAAGAGTTCATACCAATCATAGCTAATAAAGCAGATGTGTCTGTAGAATTAGCTGAGGATGTTATTCTCTACTACTGGAGAGAAATAAGGAAAAGCTTGTCTGGTCTATCTCACAGCAGAATACATGTCACAAATCTTGGAGATTTTGTGACAAAACATTGGAAGATAGATGAGAAGATAGAGATGCTAGAGAAGTGGGAAGAGAGTAATAAACTAAAAGGAATGCAGCAGATAACAGCTAGGTTTAAAACAGCTGAGAGTTTGTTTGATTTAAAGAACTTAAAGAAGATTGTAGAAGAAGAAAACCAACGTAAAGACTTTATAAAACTACACAAGAATGAATTTAAAAAACATAATACAGATTTGGAAAGCAAAGGGACAGATACTGGAGGGAGTGAAGAATAGTGTATTTAAGAAAGAACATGTAGAAGAGATTGCAGAAGCTAGAATGAGTATTTGTTATTTTTGTGATTTGTACACTGAAGATGATAAAGGATGTATGGTGGTAGGTACTTCTCCTTGTTGCAATCAAGATAAAGGAGGATGTGGATGTAGTCTTAAATTTAAAACTAGATCTTTATCAGCTGATTGTCCACTAGGACATTGGAAAGCAGAACTTACACAAGAAGAGGAAGATGCACTAAACCAAAAACTAAACATATGACACTTTTAAAATTCACACCACACAATCACAAGTATATAAGTATTAAACCAGAAGATGATAGAGAATGGCTGAGTGTGACAAGTTTGATTTCTAATTTTAAACAACCATTTGATGCAGACACTATAGCAGTGAAGTCTGCTAAAAATAAAAAGAGTAAGTGGTATGGTATGACACCAGAAGATATTAAGGAAGCTTGGAAGAGTGAGGCTAAGAGAGCCACTGATCTAGGTACATGGTATCATAACCAACGTGAGACTGATATATGTGAGATAGAGAATATGGAAAGACACGGGTTCACTATTCCTATATTTAAACCCATAGAGAAAGAAGGCATTAAATACTCACCAGAACAAAAACTTAAAGATGGTGTCTACCCTGAACATATGGTGTATCTTAGATCTGCTGGCGTATGTGGTCAGTCTGATTTGGTAGAGGTGGTGAACGGGGTGGTGCACATAACAGATTATAAAACTAATAAAGAGATTAAAGTTGAAGGTTTTACAAACTGGGAAGGAAAAACACAGAAGATGTCTGGTCCAGTGTCTCACCTGGATGATTGCCATCTTAACCATTATGCTCTTCAGCTTAGCATGTATATGTATATTATTCTTAAACACAATCCTAAGCTTAGCCCTGGCATTCTTACAATTCATCACATACTGTTCGAAGAAGCAGGTAGAGATGTTTTTGATAATCCTATATCTGCTCGTGATACTCATGGTAATCCTATTGTCACAGATATAGTACAGTATGACCTACCATATTTAAAGCAGGAAGCAATTGCTGTAATACATTGGTTAGAAGATAACAGAGATAAACTTAAAGCAAAATGATTATGATATTACAACTAAATCCTACAATACCAGTGGTATGTAAAGATCATGGAGATGGTGAGACTATAATGATTATAGACTATGGACTAAATGTAAATACTGTGTGGGTGGTAAGATTAGCTGGTGGTCATATAAAACACTTTTATAGTGATGATATAAGAATGTATGACAATCCTATGAATGGTAATGGGTATGATATAGATAAATCTGACTGGTCAGATAGAGTGACAAAACTACCTAAAGATGCTAAACATAATATGGATTTTTTAAAAAAAGTATAATGGAAAAAGAAAAAAAAGTTCTTAAGAATGATATTAAATATAATATACAGCTTAATGATGAACAAAAGGAAGTTAAACGACTCATCCTCGATAATCAGATTGTTGTTATCACTGGTAGAGCTGGTTGTGGTAAAAGTTTGGTGTCTGCACAATGTGCACTAGATTTCCTCTTTAAAAAAGAGTATAGTCAAATATTAGTTACAAGAGCAGCAGTTGAGGTGGGACATAGTTTAGGTTTTCTACCTGGTAGTTTAAATGATAAGTTTGATCCTTATCTAGAAGCTTTTCAAGAAAACTTAATTAAATGCTATGACAAGGTTAAGATTGAACAGATTATTCTGGATAAAAAAGTGGTTGCTCTTCCTGTACAGTTTATCAGGGGTAAAACGGTTGATGATATTCTTATCGTTGAAGAAGCACAAAATCTTACTAAAGCTGAGATGTTGGCTATTCTCACCCGTCTGGGGAGATCAGGAAGAATAATTATTAATGGAGATAATGAACAAAAAGATATAAAAGATCCATATAATGGCTTATCTTATATTATAGACCTATCTAAAAAGATAGAAGAGATTAAATGGATAAAACTTAAGCATAATCATAGATCAGATTTAGTAGGTAAAATATTAGAATATGAATATTCAAAAAAATAATATTCCAACATTAGAAGAACTTCTGAATGACTTTGAAGCTGGCAAAATAGAAGTGGGAAACTCAGCTCGTAAGTATTATATGACAGAAGCACACAAATATAAAAACATAGTGAGCTGGATACATGACCATGAGCTTAAGAACCAAATGCTTCTTAAGAATATGGGTAAGAGATCTAGTAGAGATTTATTACGTAATAGTAAATAACATGATAAGACTTTTTGATATACAAGGTGGTAAAGTGATAGCTAGTGAACATTGTTATACACTAAAGTTTCTTAAAGATATAATGGATGAGTTTCCAGAAGATCATTTGAAAATATACACATATTTATTCTACATGACATGTCCCAATCCAGACATGAACCCTTTCTTTGATATTCCAGAAACAGACAAGGAAGAAATCATTCTTAAAGAAATAGATGCAGACTTTAGTATAGATGAGGAATCTATAGTGTATGCATTAAAGATGTGTGAGAAGATGTACCAAACTCCTACATATAGAGCATACCTTGGTATTAAAATATTCTTAGACAACATGGCTAGGAGTATGGCAACAGAACAACTTACATTTGGTAGAGATGGATCTAGTCCTGCACTACTAAGAATGGCTGAGAAGTATGATGGTGTACGTCAATCATTTAAAGGTGTATATAGAGACCTTATGGAAGAACAGCAGTCAAGCGTGCGTGGTGGACAAAACTTAGCTTACGATCAATAATTTAAACCCCTATAAAACAATGAAAAAGATTTTATTTATTCTGAAAGAAAGATTTGACTATGCCTCTGATACCACTACTGGTCAGGTGAATTTTGCAACTGGACTTCTTAACTCTACGCAGTACGTGGTAGATATGCTAAATAAAAATGGCATAGAAGCTAAGCTTGTTGTAGTAAAAGATAATAATAGTATAGATAAAGAAGTAACAGAATACAGACCAACAGATGTTATTATAGAAGCATTGTGGGTTGTGCCTGTTAAGTTTAAACAACTATCTACATTACATCCTACAGTTAAATGGTATGTTCATTTACATAGTGACCTACCATTCTTAGCTAATGAAGGTGTGGCTATGGAGTGGATAGCTGCATATATAGAAAATCCTAGTGTAATGGTTATTGCAAACTCTAAAAGATTATTTAGAGAACTTACATTTATACTTAGACATAAGCAAGATATAGAAGATGATGTGGTAGATGATAATCTTGTATATCTTCCTAACTACTACCCGACTACAACACTTCCTAAAAAAGATTATACGTTCTCATCTGATGAAATAAACATTGCTTGTTTTGGAGCTATACGTCCTATGAAAAATCAGCTTACACAAGCAGTTGCTGCAGTGATGTTTGCAGAAAAGGTTAAGAAGAAAGTGGTGTTTCATATTAACTCATCTAGAGTGGAACAAAGAGGTGAAGCTGTTCTTAGAAATATACAAAACTTTTTTGAGTCTATTAAAGACAAAGGACATAGACTTGTAGAACATTCTTGGTATACCAGAGAAGAATTTGTAGCTTTATGTGGAACCATGGACTTAGGTATGCAATGTTCATTTTCAGAAACATTTAATATAGTGTGTGCTGATCTTGTTAGCCAAGGTGTACCAACAATTGGTACTTCTGAAATACAATGGTTAGGTAATGTATACACTGCTGATCCTAATGATACATCAGATATAACAGACGTATTGAATAAAACATACAGAGTGCCTAGAAGAAATGTTGAAGTTAATTTTAAAGGATTGGTTAAACATTCTCAAAAGGCTGAAAATATTTGGGTGGAGTATTTTAAAAAATAAATGTTGAGTAATAATTTTATAGAGGTTCCTACATACGAGAATGGTCTCTGGACTACTACTGAGTTTCAAACAAGGGAAGAGTTCAGAGACTTTCTATTATCTATATTTAAAGAACCAGGAAAGTATGAGTTTGATGAAAGTTCTTTAATATTTAATGCTGAGGCTAGAAAGTTTCAGAAACAAAAGTATTACTGTGATGCTCCTGTAAAAACTAAAGACTTTATAGCTTATTGGGATGATCAAAAGAATAAATGTCGTAAGGGTGTAATTATTAAGAACAATGATAAGTCATGGTTTCTTAGTAGAGACTATTACATGTGGCTTAACTTTCTTCCTATTTATGATAAGGAAGAAAAGAGGTTTGACTTTGCTAAGGTGAGAGATGCACAGTATCATATGGCTCTATATGAACACCTAGCAGAACTACATTGGAAGCATGCTGTAATTTTAAAGAAACGTCAGATAGCTTCTTCTTATTTTCATATGGGTAAGCTTATAAACCAATACTGGTTTGAAGAAGGAGCTGTGTTAAAGATAGGAGCCAGTTTGAAAGATTATATTAATGAGAAAGGTTCTTGGAAGTTCTTAGATGAGTATAAGAACTTTTTAAATGAACACACTGCTTGGTATAGACCTAGTGAACCAGATAAGGTGGGAGCATGGATGCAGCGTATTAAAGTGAGAATAAATAATCGTGATACGTATAGAGGACTTAAGAGTAACATATCATCTTATTCATTTGAAAAAGATCCAACTAATGGTGTCGGTGGTCCAGTAACATATTTCTTTCATGAAGAGGGTGGTATTGCTCCTAAGATGAATGACACTTATGGATTCATGAAACCAGCCCTTAAATCTGGTCATATGATTACAGGGCAGTTTATAGCTGCTGGATCTGTGGGTGATCTTGATCAGTGTGAGCCTCTCAAAGAATATATACTGCAACCAGAAGAGAATGGTTTTTATGGTGTGCCATCTAATTTGTTAGACAAAGATGGTAGTGTTGGTGTGACAGGACTATTTATTCCTGAGCAGTGGTCTATGCCACCATATATAGACAACTATGGTAACTCTAAAGTGGAAGAAGCTTTAACTGCTCTTGATGAAGAGTTTG